CGACGTTGGTATCGACAACGAGGTGTGTGTTGCTCAGAATGAAGTAGAGTACCTTGGGGACTTTGCAGAACTTATCTTGCAGTTCACACGGGCCGTAGGATATACCTACATCAAGCAAGTTGTGTTCGTTAAAGACAACAATGAAGAAGTGGTGACCGCACGGTGATTACCGCAACCTACGTTGACCATATGGGAAACGATACCTCAGTTTGCTCGGCAGCTAGGGTTTCGTTTAATAAACGTGCAGATCAATATAGCGATGAGGCCAATGCAAAACTCATCCAGTACCTTGCCAAACACAAACATTACTCTCCCTTTGGACACTGCTTCGCATCCTTCCATATCAAGGCACCTATCTTCGTAGCCCGACAGCTAGTCAAGCATGAGTACTTGCGTATGAATGAGATTAGTCGTCGTTATGTCGATAGTGAACCCGAGTTCTATGTCCCTGATGTGTGGCGGGGTAGGGCTAAGGATAAGAAGCAAGGGTCTGATGGTGTAGTTGAGTGGATTAGGGATGGCAAGTTTCCTCTTGCACCTTCCACAATTGTCTACAATACCGAGACAAGGTGTATTGAGACCTATAGGACCCTTCTTGCAAACGGTGTAGCCCCAGAAATGGCACGGATGGTCCTGCCTCAGTCAATGTATACAGAATGGTACTGGTCAGGTTCTATGGATGCCTTCGCTAATATGTGCGTTCTTCGACTTAAAGAGGATACTCAGTACGAAACGCGACTTGTCGCACAACAAATCGACAAAGTAATGCAGGAACTGTATCCTGTAAGCTGGCAGGCTCTTGTTCATGGATAAGCCAGAGGTAGTAAAGACCCTGTTAATTGATGGTGATATTATTGGGTACAGGGCTGCTTTCTCTGTAGGTGACTTAGGTTATCCTTGGGAAGTAGAGTCCAAGATAGATGACCTGATGGACTACATTATTGGGGAAACTCTCGTGTTCTCTAATGGGGATGACTACACAACATATCTGACTGGTAGGAACAACTTCCGTCATGACATCGCTGTGACTGCTGAATACAAAGGCAACCGTAAGTCAACCCCTAAGCCTGATATGCTTCCTGTTGCTAGGCAGTATCTAGTAGACAACTATCGGGGTGTAGTTATCAATGGTCAAGAGGCAGATGATGCTATCGCTATTGAGGCTACAAAGAATGACCCTGAGACGACAGTTGTTGCATCCATCGACAAAGATATGCTACAGATACCCTGTTGGCACTTCAACTTCGTAAAGGGTGACTGGACCTTTGTTGAACCTGCTGATGGTACCAAGTTCTTCTATAAGCAAATCCTCACTGGTGATGCAGCCGACAACATCAAAGGTTTGTTTCGAGTTGGTCCTGTGAAAGCAGATAAACTCTTGGAAGGGTTGACTGACGAGAAAGAACTGTATGAGGCTGTAGTTAAAGCCTACGATGGTGACGAGGGCCGTGTCCTAGAGAACGCTAGGCTCTTGTGGTTGCGTAGGGAAGAGGGGCAGATGTGGCAGCCGCCAGAGTAAGTAACGTAAGAGCAAGAGCCATCAAGAATGGTTATCGCTCTGGCCTTGAGGAGAAGGTTGCCAAGCAACTAGAGGAAGCTGGGGTCTCCTACCAATACGAGAAACTAAAGGTTCCCTATGAACTAGCAGAAACTCGTAAGTACACTGTAGACTTCCAGCTTCCCAATGGGATAATCGTAGAGACCAAGGGGTTGTTCAAGACAGAAGATCGTAAGAAACATCTTCTGATCCAGAAGCAGCACCCAGAGTTAGACATCAGGTTTGTCTTCTCTAACGCTAGGGCCAAACTCTATAAAGGCTCTAAAACTACATACTCTACTTGGTGTGACCAGTACGGTTTCAAGTGGTCTGATAAAGTAATCCCTACAGAATGGATCAATGAATGAAAGACTACATCTTCTTTACCTTTGGAGCCTTGTTTGGGAGATTGTCTGATCGGGCATTCGAAAAGGTCTCTGACGATTACCTTCTACTCCAAGAACAGAGGATCGACGACGAGATTGAAGATCGTATGTCTGACTTGGGGATGACCAAGATCACTATCTTCCATGTCAATGAAGGCCCTATCCATCGTGATAGTATCCCAGACGATGAGGATGTTCCTGATCGGTGTGAATGGTTCTTGGAGGTCAAGTGTCTTGTGAACGATGAGACTGACCTATCGGACACTGCCTTGTGGTTTGCAGACTTCAATGAGGCTTATGATATTGTCAACCACTTCTACAAGAGCGTAGAACCAAAGGTGATCTTCGTATGACAGGTAAAACAGCCGTAGTGTTCTCTTGTTCCCACACGGACCCTTCTGTAGGTAATGAGAGGTTTACTTGGTTGGGTGAGTTCTTGTATGACCTCAAGCCTGACTATGTAGTTGACTTGGGGGATGGTGCAGATATGCGTTCCCTTAACACCTATGACACACGATACCCTCAAGCCATTGTATCTCAATCCTACCAAGCAGACATTGAGCACTACAATGATGCAATGGAACGTATGCGCTGGAAGATACGTCATAATAAACGTAAGCAACCTACATACATTGGGTTTGAGGGTAACCATGAGAACCGGATCAAGAAGGCCATAGCACAAGACCCCCGACTAGAGGGTTCCAAGTTTGGCATCTCATTCAAACATCTACAAACTGATCACTGGTTTGATGAGTATCATGAGTACCATAACTCAGCCCCTGCTGTAGCCGATTATGATGGTGTCTCTTATTCCCACTACTTTAGTTCTGGTAACTATGGTACAGCTACATCAGGGATGCACCATGCCTACAGCATCATCTCTAACAGGAACCATAGTTCTACTTGTGGACATAGCCATAAGCGTAGTCTGTACTTCAAAGACTCTGCCCACCCTCGACCTATCATTGGTCTTGTAGCTGGTTGCTTTAAGGGTGCTGAAGAGTCTTGGGCTGGTCAGGCAAACAGTGAGTGGTGGAAAGGTGTGGTTATCAAACGCGAACTTGATAAGGGTGTCTATGAACCAGAGTTTGTATCTATGAAGAGGCTACAAGAAATCTATGGGTAAACTAAAGGTCTTGGATTTGTTCTCTGGTATTGGTGGCTTCTCGTATGGTCTGGAAAAAACAGGATTGTACGAGACAGTTGCTTTCTGTGAGTGGGATAAGAAATGCCAGTCTGTGCTAAACAAGCATTGGCCTAGTGTACCTAAGTTCTCTGATATTGCAAACCTTGTCTACCTTGAAGGTGGTATCTTGCATGATGACTTGGATGGACTGACAGTCTTTACCAAGGTTGATGTGATCACTGGTGGGTTCCCTTGTCAAGACATCTCCTTGGCTGGTAAAGGTGCTGGTATAGAAGGAGAACGTTCTGGTTATTGGAAGCACTACAAGAGGCTTATCCAAGAAATCAAACCAAAAGGAGTCATCATTGAAAACGTCTCAGCCCTTCGCAATAGAGGATTGGACCAAGTGCTTCAAGACCTCCATGAGGTCGGGTATGATGCAGAATGGCATTGTATCCCAGCTTCCCACCTTGGTGCCACTCACCAACGGGACCGCATATGGATCATTGCCCACAGTCGCAGCTTCAGAGGGGAAAGACTCAAGTCGTTGGAGTGTATTGGCACGTCTGGACAAGGGTGGGAGGGTCGCAAGACGAATTTGCAGCGTATCTACAGCAACCCCTTCGGACGATCCGATAGTATCCCTCAACCCTTGCTTCGCGGAATGGATGTTCGACTTGCCGGAAGGGTGGACAGACTTAAGCAAGTAGGTAATTCTGTCTACTGGCCTATTGTTGAACAACTTGGGATTCATCTACATAGGAACTTGGTAGATGGGTAAACGTAGTGACTTCCCAAAGGTAGCCAAAGACTTCTATGCCACGACAGACTCCAAGGCAACAGAACCACTTATCCCTTTCATTAGGGGTAAGACTTACGCAGAACCTTGCTACGGCAATGGTGATCTGGAAGACCTTCTGATGGATGTAGCTATATGCCAATGGCGTAGTGACATTAGAGAGACAGTTCCTAGTTCTCAGGTGATGGATGCAGTCTACCTCACAAAAGATCAACTGTGTGGTATTGACCTGATTGTGACGAACCCACCTTTCACTAGAACTATCCTGATGCCCATGATAGACCACTTCATTACTTTGAAACCCACTTGGCTGCTGCTACCTTCTGATCTGATGCACAATGTCTACTTCGGTGAGGCTATGCGCAGGTGTTCTAAGGTCGTGTCCATAGGAAGACTAAAGTGGATTAAGGATAGCCCACATGCTAGTGTAGACAACTTCTGTTGGTACTTCTGGCCGCAGCATTCAATCCAACAAGAAACAGTATTCAAAGGAAGAAGCAAGTGATGGAACTGATTGACTTGGAGACACTAAAGTACTGGGACCCTCGTGACGTGGAACCCCGTAAGACCCCTACAGAAATGGTTAAAGAGTACGCTAAAGTAAGTGGTCAAGTTCCTGATGTGAAACTCTATGACAGGCTTATTGATGAAGAGTTTGGAGAATGGGGTGGTGAGACAGAATGTGCTTCCGGTTTCAATATTGATGGGGGAGACTACAACCCTGCTGCTGAACTGAAAGAACTGGCAGACCTCTTGTATGTCATCCACGGCTATGCTAATGCTCGTGGATGGGATGTAGGAGAGGCTCTGGAGCGTGTTCATGAGAACAACATGGGGCGTATGTACCAACCTGATGGAACCATTAAGCGTAGGGCAGATGGTAAGATCGAAAAGAACAAAACCTACCCTAAAGTAACCTTGGAGGACCTTGTAGAATGAAGTTCTTTATCCCTTCCTTGACCCTCCTCTTCATTGGGTTGAAACTGACAGGCTACATTGCTTGGTCTTGGTGGTGGGTACTCAGCCCCTACTGGATTTCATTTACTGCGGCCTTTGTCATTGTCTTGGGCATCCATTACCTTACTAAAGTCTATGGCAAATGACAGTCCAAGAACTGATCAACAAGCTAGAAACCATCAAGGACAAGACTGTACCTGTCGTGTTGGTGGCATGGTCTATCCAGAACCCCCTATGCGCCAAGGCTGATGTGACTACAAATAGGATTGTGGTTCAAGCCCACCGTGTCGCAATCATCACAGACTAAAAGAACCTAAAGAAAGAAAAAAGAACAATGACTGGACCGATTATCCCCGTTGCTATCTGGGCTGATGAAGTTAAATATCGTCAAGAGGGTGAGACTTATGGGCAGAAATGCGCCCGAGTTGCTGAAGCCTTGACAGATGATAAAGATCACTATGTTAAATTCAATGAACTCTTGAAAGAACAACGTTTCCTTCCGGGTGGCCGTGTGCAGAGTGCAGCAGGTTCTTACCGTAAGGTGACTGCCTTCAACTGTTTCGTAATGCAGAAGGTTCCTGATAGCCTGCTTGGCATCATGGAAGTAGCTACAGAAGCAGCTAAGACTATGCAGATGGGTGGTGGTGTAGGTTACGACTTCTCAGGTATCCGCCCTAAAGGTGCCCGTATCAAGTCTCTTGGGAGCCAAGCATCTGGGCCTGTATCCTTCATGGGGATCATGGATGCAATCTGCAAAACCATTGCTTCCGCAGGGCACCGTAGAGGGGCACAGATGGGTTGTCTTCGGGTTGACCACCCTGACATCATGGAGTTCATTACTGCTAAGGCCAATAGCAGCAGCCTTACCCAGTTCAATATCTCTGTCTTAGTAACAGACAAGTTTATGGAAGCCGTTAAGACAGATGGGTCATTTGACCTAGTGTTTGAAGATAACGTGTTCGATACCGTCCGCGCCCGTAGTTTGTGGGATGCGATGTTGCGTGTGAACTGGGACTGGGCTGAACCGGGAGTTATCTTTATCGACCGTGTAAACGAGATGAATAATCTTTACTACATGGAAGACATCTCTGCGACCAACCCCTGTGGCGAACAGCCTCTACCCCCTTATGGTGCTTGCTTGTTGGGCAGCTTCAACCTGACAAAGTATGTCTACCGTAATGGTGCAGGGTTTTCATTCAACTGGCCTTTGTTGCAGCATGATGTTCCCTATGTTGTTCGTGCAATGGACAATGTGATCGACGAAACCATCTATCCGTTGCCACAACAAGAAGCAGAAGCCAAGAACAAGCGGCGTATGGGTTTGGGTGTAACTGGCCTTGGTAATGCCCTTGGTGCCCTCGACCTTCGCTATGGCTCTAAAGAAGCTACGGACTTCACCGAGAAAGTGTTGCAGGCTATCGCTAATTGGTGCTACATGGCTTCTGCTTCTATTGCTAGTGAGAAGGGTCCATTCCCTGCTTATGATGAAGAGAAGTACTTGAAGTCCAAGTTTGTGGAGAAGCTTGACCCTACAGTGAAGGCGATGATCAAGAAGTATGGTATCCGTAACTCCCACCTGACTTCTATCGCACCCACTGGGACGATTAGCTTGACTGCTAACAACGTTTCATCAGGACTTGAACCAGTCTTTTCTCTTGCGTATACTCGTACTATCCAAACTTCAGATGGTCCTAAGTATGAGAAGGTAGAAGACTACGCCTTCCGTGAGTGGGGGGTTGAGTGTGTTACCGCAGATGAAATCTCTGTTATGGATCACGTCAACATGCTTACATCTGCTCAGAAGTGGGTAGACAGTGCTTGCTCGAAGACTTGTAACGTCGGTGATGAGGTTACTTGGGATGAGTTCAAGAATGTCTACATGCAGGCTTGGCTGGGTGGCGCTAAGGGGTGTACTACCTTCCGGGCATCTGGCAAACGCTTTGGTATCCTGAACTCTTCAGCATCAGAGGATGTTATTGAGGCTAAGGAAGAAGCAGACGAGACTGTCGTAGAAGGGGGTGCTTGCTATATTGACCCTGAGACTGGGATGCGCAGTTGTGATGGCATCTGAGAGTGTTCTACATCCTTACTCGTGACGATTGTCCTTGGTGTGATAGAGCCAAAGAAGCACTTAACAATCGGGGGGAGGCCATAACGGCCTTTCTCTACACAGAACACCCAATGCTTATCAAACTAATAGACAAGGCAGGACTAAAGACTGTCCCTCAGATTTGGCATGATAAGAAGTATGTAGGTGGCTGCGCCGAACTCTACAAATACCTAGAGGAGTTAGACAAATGATTGCTGAGAAGCCACGAGGTAAGCGGGTAACGAAGTACAAGGGCGCAGAGGAAGAGTCTGTAGGTAAACTCGTACCAATCCTCCCCCGTAATGAAAATCAGCGTACCTACCTAGATGCCCTAAAGAAAAGCAATCAGGTTATCGCACTAGGCCCAAGTGGTACAGGTAAAACTTGGATACCAGTCACCTTTGCTTGCAACCTCTACCTTGGGCGTAAGATCGACAAGATCATCCTGACTAGGCCAGTAGTGTCTGTAGGTAAGTCTCTGGGTGCCCTCCCCGGTGACCTGAATGAGAAGTACGCCCCTTGGCTATCGCCTCTCCTTAGCGTCATGGAAGAGCAGATGGGAAAGGGTGTAGTTGAGACAAGTGTTAAGAATGGCAACATTCGTATGGCTGCATTAGAGCATATGAGAGGGTCATCCTTCAATGATGCTTTTGTCATCTGTGATGAAGCCCAGAACCTGACTATCGAAGAACTGAAGATGTTGACTACAAGGATTGGAGAGAACTGTACCTTTGTGCTCTCTGGGGACATCCGACAGTCTGACATCAAGCAACAGTCTGGACTATCTAAAGCAATCCACCTAGCTAAGAAGTACCAGATGGACATCCCTGTCATCGAGTTTACTATTGACGACGTGGTTCGTAGTGCTGTATGTAAGCAGTGGATACAAGCGTTTTATGAGGAGAATCTCTAATGGTCTTTAAGGTTGGTGATGCTGTAGTCTCGACCCTTACAACGGAAAATCTTGGAGCAGGTACTGTGTTGTCTGTCGCGGAAGATAAAGCCTTTGTAGCTTTTGCTAATCGTAAGAATGGCATGTGGTGCTACAACGAATTCCTGAAAAAGTATGATGATTGGGAACACGATATGAACCAAGTACGACAAGAGATTGACTCAAGGGCATCGTATGATCCTCCTACCTTCTCTGATGCAAGTGATGCAGTGGATAATCCAAACCACTATACTCACGGCGAGATAGAGTGTATTGACTACCTAAAGGACAATATGCCCTACGAAGCCTTCCTTGGTTTTCTGGAAGGGAACTGTAAGAAGTACATGCACCGCTTTCGTTACAAGCAGAAACCACTAGAGGACCTAAAGAAGGCCCGCCGTTACCTTGATTATCTTCTGGCAGAACTAGAAGACTAAACAAATGAAAAAGCCAGTAAGTCAGGATCATGTGTCCTAGCTTACTGGCTTTTTTTATTTATTCGCTATTTATTCTGATGGGGGTCTTTTGTAGATGTCCAAGATGTCTCGTTTGACTTCTTTTAGGTCAGTCTGGATGTCCCGCATGATCTCACGGTCTTCATTACGTCTTTCGTCTCTTGAGATAATCTCAGTTTGTAGTAGGGCAATCTGCTTCTCATTAGTGAGAACCCTACGAACCATCCAAGTCCCTGCCGAAAAGATAGCAGCGATTGCACTCCCAATAACGTATTCTAAGTAATCCATCTCTTAAATAGCCCTCTTATTGATCTTGAAATTTCATTAGGGGACGGTAGCAACCATCCAAGAATAAGAA